ATGGAGAACCAGAAAACTGGTTACATTCCGTTGTACCGGAGCATTCTGAAACAGTCATGGGCGAAAGATGTTTATCTTCGCACCCTGTGGGAAAACCTTCTCCTGAATGCCGCCAGAAAGCCATACAAAGCGAATTTCAAAGGTCATGAATGGCATCTGCAACCCGGTCAACTGGTTGTGACAGCAGCTGATTTAGGTCTTCAGTTATGCGACAGGCATGGCAAGCCAGCAAGCCGTGATCAGGTTGAGCGGATGCTTCAGGTTTTTGTGAAAGAGGGGATGATTTCCATTGATGGAGAGAAGCAAAAAGGGCGTGTGATCACCATCACAAATTACCATGAATACGCTCAAAAAATGGACAATTCACCCGCACATGAAGCCGCACAAACAACCGCACATGATGCCGCACATGATGAAGCCAGTAATGGCGCGGCTTTCAGCGTACATGCCACACATGAAAGCGCACATGAAGCCGCACAAACAACCGCACATCATGAACAAGAAGGTATTAACAAGAATATAAATAATACCCCCTTACCCCCTAACGGGGGCGGCGATGGGCAGGTTAAACCTGAACGTCGCAAGGCAGAACGAATCGACTACGAATCCTTCCTGAACGCCTACAACACCGAAGTCGGTGACAGACTTCCACACGCTGTTGCGGTCAACGAGAAACGAAAACGCCGCCTGAAGAAAATCATCCCGCAACTGAAAACGCCAAACGTGGACGGTTTCAGGGCGTATGTCAGGGCGTTTGTGCATCAGGCCAAGCCGTTTTACTTCGGAGACAACGACACGGGCTGGACGGCTGATTTTGATTACCTGCTGAGGGAAGACTCGTTAACGGGAGTTCGGGAAGGGAAGTTTGCAGACAGGGGGATTGCATGAGACAGGATATCGAAGCGAGCGTTATCGGTGGCCTGCTGATTGGTGGATTAACTCCAACCGCCAGTGACGTTCTGGCAACGCTTGAGCCGGAAGCGTTTTCAATTCCTCTCTACCGGAAAGCCTTCGAGGTTATCCGCAAGCAGGCGAGAAACAGAAACCTAATCGACGCGCTGATGGTTGCCGAGGCGTGCGGAGAGGAGCATTTCACGTCAATCCTGATGACCAGCAAAAACTGCCCGAGCGCCGCAAACCTGAAGGGATATGCCGGAATGGTCGCGGATAACTATCACCGCCGTCTGGTGCTGGAAATCATGGATGAAATGCGTGAACCAATTCAGAGCGGAACCATCGATACATCGAGTCAGGCGATGGACGAGCTTGTAAAGCGTCTTTCAGCCATCAGAAAGCCCCGTGACGAGGTTAAACCTGTACGGTTAGGGGAAATCATCACTGACTACACTGACACGCTTGATAGGCGTCTGAGGAACGGAGAAGAGTCAGATACCCTGAAGACCGGAATCGAAGAACTTGACGCCATCACCGGAGGGATGAACGCGGAAGACCTGGTGATAATCGCCGCTCGTCCTGGTATGGGGAAAACCGAACTGGCGCTGAAGATTGCCGAAGGCGTTGCAAGCCGCGTTATTCCTGGTTCTGACGTCCGGCGCGGAGTGTTGATTTTCTCGATGGAAATGAGCGCATTGCAGATTGCAGAGCGAAGCATTGCCAACGCCGGGAGGATGTCGGTTAGCGTGCTGCGAAATCCTGCATCGATGGATGACGAAGGATGGGCGCGTGTTGCTAACGGCATGAGTCAGCTTGCAGATTTGGATGTATGGGTAGTCGATGCCTCGCAGTTATCGGTCGAAGAAATACGCTCAATCGCAGAACGGCACAAACAGGAAAATCCAAACCTGTCACTCATCATGGTGGATTATCTTGGCCTGATTGAGAAGCCGAAAGCAGATCGCAACGATCTCGCAATTGCTCACATCTCCGGAAGCCTGAAGGCGATGGCGAAAGACCTGAAAACGCCAGTTATCTCCCTAAGTCAGCTTTCGCGCGATGTTGAGAAGCGACCAAACAAACGCCCGACAAACGCAGATTTGCGTGATTCAGGAAGCATTGAACAGGACGCAGACTCAATCATCATGCTCTATCGGGAAGCGGTATATGACGAGAACAGTAGCGCCGCGCCATTTGCTGAAATCATCGTGACGAAAAACCGTTTTGGCTCGCTTGGTACGGTTTACCAACGGTTCTGCAACGGACACTTTGTTGCATGTGACCAGGATGAAGCCAGACAGATTTGCACAGCATCAAATGCACCCGCTGCACGTGGCAGACGATATGCACAAGGGGCTGACGTATGACCATCTACATCACTGAGCTAATAACAGGCCTGCTGGTAATCGCAGGCCTTTTTATTTGGGGGAGAGGGAAGTGTGGCTGACTGGCAAATTCCAATCGTCATTCTTGCCGGAGCTTCGCTGGTTGCTGGCTTTATCCTGCTGAAAAAGCATAAAGACCGTGATCAAAAAGTCGAAGTTCTCTATGGGTATCCAGCGAACAGCACAACATGGCTGACCATTTACCACTACCGAAAATCAGGCCGCTGGGTATTCGAATGGGATGATCTGTTCGCTGAAAAGCGACCAAAGTCATGGGGAGACATCAGCGAATGCATGATGTTTGAAGAAAGAAAATCCGGCGCAACTCGTGAAGAGTTTAACGAAGCGTGGAGGCGATTAAGTGAGAGAGGGTATCAATGAGCAGAATTAAATCTGGTTATCCAGGGAATGGGGAATACCCGAAGCCATATTTACCTGTAACAGTGACCACTCAATCTAAGCATCCACATCATTTCAAGCATAGTGGTACAGCTTATTGGAGTGGCAAGCGGTGGATAGGTATTGATGGGTTCAAAATTGGGTATGCAAAGGTAATTAAATGGGAATTTAACATCGCACACTGGAGTTCATCCCATGAGGAAACTAACGTTTGAACTAAGAAGCCCCATCCATCAGCAGAACGCCATTCAAGCCATCCAGCAAATCCTTCCAGACCCAACCAAACCAATCGTAGTAACCATTCAGGAGCGCAACCGCAGCTTAGACCAAAACCGGAAGCTTTGGGCTTGCCTTGGTGACGTTTCGCGTCAGGTTGAATGGCATGGTCGCTGGCTGGATGCAGAAAGCTGGAAGTGTGTGTTTACCGCAGCATTAAAGCAGCAGGACGTTGTTCCTAACCTTGCCGGGAATGGCTTTGTGGTAATAGGCCAGTCAACCAGCAGGATGCGTGTAGGCGAATTTGCGGAGCTATTAGAGCTTATACAGGCATTCGGTGCAGAGCGTGGCGTTAAGTGGTCAGACGAAGCGAGACTGGCTCTGGAATGGAAAGCGCGATGGGGAGATAAAGCTGCATGAACAAATACCGACTTATTTACGCAGATCCGCCTTGGCAATATCGCGACAAAGCCAACGATGGCAATCGCGGTGCTGGACATAAATACGATGTTATGAATGTTCAGGACATTTGCCGACTGCCAGTATGGGATTTAGCGGATCCAGAATCTTGCTTGTTAGCGATGTGGTGGGTGCCGACACAGCCAGCCGAAGCGCTAAAGGTAGTTGAGGCATGGGGATTCAGGTTGATGACTATGAAAGGCTTTACCTGGCACAAAACCAATAAGCACAAAGGCAACAGTGCGATCGGAATGGGGCATATGACCAGGGCAAATAGCGAGGATTGCTTGTTTGCTGTTCGAGGGCGGTTGCCTGAGAGAATGGACGCTTCCATATGCCAGCACTTTACCGCACCGAGAATGGAGCACAGTGCAAAACCACCGATCGTAAGAGACATGTTAGCTAAGTTGCTTGGCGACGTGCCGCGCTGTGAGTTATTTAGCCGCGACAAAGTGACCGGGTGGGATATGTGGGGCAATCAGTGCGACTCCGATTTTGAACTGGCTACCGGCATGGCGATTAAACCATGCAAAATGGTGATCGCATGAAGCACTGTTATCGATGTGGAGAGCGAAAGGAAGGCGATCGCTTTCGACCCGGGCAACCTTACTGGAATCGATGGTGTCTCCGGTGTGAAAGAACACCAACAGGGTGGTTACCACTACCGCAGGAAAAGGAGGACGTGTGGCGAGACAGCGACGAAGTATCACCGACATAATCTGCGAAAACTGCAAATACCTTCCAACGAAACGCTCCAGAAATAAACGCAAGCCAATCCCAAAAGAATCTGATGTAAAAACCTTCAATTACACGGCTCACCTGTGGGATATCCGGTGGCTAAGACATCGTGCGAGGAAAACAAGGTGATTGACCAAAATCGAAGTTACGAACAAGAAAGCGTCGAGCGGGCATTAACGTGCGCTAACTGCGGTCAGAAGCTGCATGTGCTGGAAGTTCACGTGTGTGAGCGTTGTATATATGAATGCTTAAATATGGTGGAACATAATGAGAAATATAAGCAACATAGACGAATTAAGAAATAAATTATCATATGATGATGTTTTAGGTGTACTTAGATGGAAAGTGTCTCCTTCTAATAATGTTAAGGTTGGCAGTGTTGCTGGTTACATTAGGAGTGATGGTTATAGGATGTTAACTATCGATGGTGTAATTACTTATGCTCACCACGTTATATGGATGATAAATAATGGTGAGATTCCATTAGGGTATAAAATTGATCATATAAATGGAGTAAGGTCAGATAATAGGCTATCTAATCTTCGATTGGTTACACACCAACAGAATGCACAGAACCAAAAGAGAAAAATAACCAATTCGTCAGGAGTGACTGGAGTATATTTCAATAAAGAGAGATGTAAGTGGATTGCGAATATATGCGTAGATGGGCGCACCAAATATCTTGGAATATTTGCTAGCATCATTGACGCTATTGCAGAAAGGAAGAGGGCAGAAAAAGAACTGGGTTTTCATGAAAACCATGGCAGACCATAACTGCGCAGAACTGATGAGCGATCCGAATAGCTCAATGTACGAGGAAGAAGATGATGGCTAAACCAGCGCGAAGGAAATGCAAAATATGCAAGGAATGGTTTCACCCGGCATTCTCAAATCAGTGGTGGTGCTGCCCGGAACATGGAACTCAATTAGCACTCAAACTACGAAGCAAACAGCGCAAAAAAGCGGAAAAAGCAGCAGAGAAGAAACGACGACGAGATGAGCAGAAACAGAAAGATAAACTGAAGATTCGAAAACTCGCCTTAAAGCCCCGCAGTTACTGGATTAAACAAGCCCAACAAGCCGTAAACGCCTTCATCAGAGAAAGAGACCGCGACTTACCATGTATCTCGTGCGGAACGCTCACGTCTGCTCAGTGGGATGCCGGGCATTACCGGACAACTGCTGCGGCGCCTCAACTCCGATTTGATGAACGCAATATTCACAAGCAATGCGTGGTGTGCAACCAGCACAAAAGCGGAAATCTCGTTCCGTATCGCGTCGAACTGATTAGCCGCATCGGGCAGGAAGCAGTAGACGAAATCGAATCAAACCATAACCGCCATCGCTGGACTGTCGAAGAGTGCAGGGCCATCAAGGCGGAATATCAGCAGAAACTCAAAGACCTGCGAAACAGCAGAAGTGAGGCCGCATGACGTTCTCAGTAAAAACCATTCCAGACATGCTCGTTGAAGCATACGGAAACCAGACAGAAGTAGCACGCAGACTGAAATGTAGTCGCGGTACGGTAAGAAAATACGTTGATGATAAAGACGGGAAAATGCACGCCATCGTCAACGACGTTCTCATGGTTCATCGCGGATGGAGTGAAAGAGATGCGCTATTACGAAAGAATTGATGGCAGCAAATACCGAAATATTTGGGTAGTTGGCGATCTGCACGGATGCTACACGAACCTGATGGAAAAACTGGAGACGATAGGATTCGACACCAAAAAAGACCTGCTTATCTCGGTTGGCGATTTGGTCGATCGCGGTACAGAGAACGTCGAATGCCTGGAATTAATCACATTCCCCTGGTTCAGAGCTGTACGTGGAAACCATGAGCACATGATGATTGATGGCTTATCAGAGCGTGGAAACGTCAATCACTGGTTGCTTAATGGCGGTGGCTGGTTCTTTAATCTCGATTACGACAAAGAAATTCTGGCTAAAGCTCTTGCCCATAAAGCAGATGAACTTCCGTTAATCATCGAACTGGTGAGCAAAGGTAAAAAATATGTCATCTGCCACGCCGATTATCCTTGTGACGAATACGAGTTTGGTAAGCCAGTTGATCATCAGCAGGTAATCTGGAACCGCGAACGAATCAGCAACTCACAAGACGGGATCGTGAAAGAAATCAAAGGCGCGGACACGTTCATCTTTGGTCATACGCCAGCAGTGAAACCACTCAAGTTTGCCAACCAGATGTATATCGATACCGGCGCAGTGTTCTACGGAAATCTCACATTGATTCAGGTACAGGGAGAAGGCGCATGAGACTCGAAAGCGTAGCTAAATTTCATTCGCCAAAAAGCCCGATGATGAGCGACTCACCACGGGCTACGGCTTCTGACTCTCTTTCCGGTACTGATGTGATGGCTGCTATGGGGATGGCGCAATCACAAGCCGGATTCGGAATGGCTGCATTCTGTGGTAAGCACGAACTCAGCCAGAACGACAAACAAAAGGCTATCAACTATCTGATGCAATTTGCACACAAGGTATCGGGGAAATACCGTGGCGTGGCAAAGCTTGAAGGAAATACTAAGGCAAAGGTACTGCAAGTGCTCGCAACATTCGCTTATGCGGATTATTGCCGTAGTGCCGCGACGCCGGGAGCAAGGTGCAGAGATTGCCACGGTACAGGCCGTGCGGTTGATATAGCAAAAACAGAGCAGTGGGGGAGAGTTGTCGAGAAAGAGTGCGGAAGATGCAAAGGAGTCGGCTATTCCAGGATGCCAGCAAGCGCCGCATATCGCGCTGTAACGATGCTAATCCCAAACCTTACTCAACCCACCTGGTCACGCACTGTTAAGCCGCTGTATGACGCTCTGGTGGTGCAATGCCACAAAGAAGAGTCAATCGCAGACAACATTTTGAATGCGGTCACACGTTAGCAGCATGATTGCCACGGATGGCAACATATTAACGGCATGATATTGACTTTTTGAATAAAGTTGGGTAAATTTGACCCAACGATGGATAAATGCACTCGTTAAATAAAGCCCTGAGTTAATAGCTCGGGGCTTTTTGCGTTTTAATCACGACCTTTCTGAAAGCACATCAACCCAAATACCAGACAGACAAAAATAATCACCTTATCCGCTGTGGCTACGGTGCGGTGTGCTTTGCATAAAAGAAAACCAGCGTAATGGCTGGCTTCGTGAAAGCGGGTGGCGTGAGGTTGCGCTAACAACCTCCTGCCGTTTTGCCCGTGCATATCGGTCACGAACAAATCTGATTACTAAACACAGTAGCCTGGATTTGTTCTATCAGTAATCGACCTTATTCCTAATTAAATAGAGCAAATCCCCTTATTGGGGGTAAGACATGAAGATGCCAGAAAAACATGACCTGTTAGCCGCCATTCTCGCGGCAAAGGAACAAGGCATCGGGGCAATACTTGCGTTTGCAATGGCGTACCTTCGCGGCAGATATAATGGCGGTGCGTTTACAAAAACAGTAATCGACGCAACGATGTGCGCCATTATCGCCTGGTTCATTCGTGACCTTCTCGACTTCGCCGGACTAAGTAGCAACCTCGCTTATATAACGAGCGTGTTTATCGGCTACATCGGTACTGACTCGATTGGTTCGCTTATCAAACGCTTCGCTGCTAAAAAAGCCGGAGTAGAAGATGGTGGAAATCAATAATCAACGTAAGGCGTTCCTCGATATGCTGGCGTGGTCAGAGGGAACTGATAACGGACGGCAGAAAACCAGAAATCATGGTTATGACGTCATTGTAGGTGGTGAGCTATTCACTGATTACTCCGATCACCCTCGCAAACTTGTCACGCTAAACCCCAAACTCAAATCAACAGCCGCTGGACGCTACCAGCTTCTTTCCCGTTGGTGGGATGCCTATCGTAAGCAGCTTGGCCTGAAAGACTTCTCTCCGAAAAGCCAGGACGCTGTGGCACTGCAACAGATTAAGGAACGTGGCGCTTTACCGATGATTGATCGCGGTGATATCCGTCAGGCAATCGACCGTTGCAGTAATATCTGGGCTTCACTGCCGGGGGCCGGTTACGGTCAGTTCGAGCATAAGGTTGACAGCCTGATTGCAAAATTCAAAGAGGCTGGCGGAACGGTCAGAGAGATTGAGGTATGAGCAGAGTAACCGCGATTATTTCCGCTCTGGTTATCTGCGTCATCGTCTGCCTTTCATGGGCGGTTAATCATTACCGTGATAACGCCATCGCCTATAAAGACCAGCGCGACAAAGCCACATCCATCATCGCTGATATGCAGAAGCGTCAACGTGATGTAGCAGAACTCGACGCCAGATACACAAAGGAGCTTGCTGATGCTAACGCTACTATCGAAAGCCTTCGTGCTGATGTTTCTGCTGGGCGTAAGCGCCTGCAAGTCGCCGCCACCTGTGCAAAGTCAACGACCGGAGCCAGCAGCATGGGCGATGGAGAAAGCCCAAGACTTACAGCAGATGCTGAACTCAATTATTACCGTCTCCGAAGTGGAATCGACAAGATAACCGCGCAGGTTAACTACCTGCAGGAGTACATCAGGACTCAGTGCCTGAAATAATTTTTTTGCAAATCACAAAGTCAATTTAATGAGCCTCGCGATGCGGGGCTTTTTGCAATAAATGCGTACCGCAACGCATGTTTTTACACCGAACCTGCCCCTTTGGAATGGGCCTTTGAGGATACCAGTTAGTGCTGGCGAGCCTCGGTGGGCTGGTTTCCTGTGCGGCAAAGGTTCATTTCAAAGAGTAGGTACACGCTATGAAATCATTAACCCTCTTCAATCAACCAATTCGTATCGGTGAAGATGGCATGATCTGCCTCACTGATATGTGGAAAGCCAGTGGTAAAAGTGAATCTGAATCTCCGTACCACTACCTGCGAAACAAGCAGACCAAAGAGTTCTTAGCCGAGCTGGAGAAAAACCACGAATCTGTGGTTTTTACTGAGCGCGGTGTACACGGTGGAACATATGGCGGGAAGTTTGTTGCTTACGATTATGCGGCTTGGTTAAACCCCGGGTTCAAGTACGCGGCCTATAAAGTCCTCGATGACTACTTCACCGGAGAACTTCAGCATCGCAACAGCTTAAGTGCGCAGCTCAACATGAAATGTCATGAGTTTGACCAGAAGAAAGACATGGCGAGCTTCTGCGGACAAGGACTGGCGGCATGGCGCTATACGAAGCCAGTGTTGGTCGCTGAGATTAACTCCCTGGCTAACCAGCTGCAGATTACGATCCCCGGGCTTCCGGGATGAGTGATCGTGTCATTGAATGCGCCTCCAGAGCGGGGCGCGACTTCTCAGAGTTCATGAAAGGCGAGAAGGGCATGATGGAAGCATTGGCCTCGGTGGATGAGTTTGGCGAGCAGCTGCGCCTCAACGGCTGTGTCAATCATCACTTTGTTAGCTACATGATGCGGAACTCGATCATGCAGGCATTCATGGACATGGCAAAAGCCGAGAGGAAAGAAGAGCGCCGGCGTAAGCGAGCGGAAGCAAAAGCGAAGTAGCCATTACAAAGCCTACCTACGGGTGGGCTTGATAATGAAACCGGAGTTAATTTCTGGTCACTAATTAACGGCAGTACAGCGATACAACCCAAGCCAGTAAGTGGGGAAATAACACTGGCAGCCACTGAAAGATGAACCTCCTGCCTTATGGCAAAAAAGATTCTTTGTGGTGGCGGACTGATGGAAAGACATCCTAATCAAGCAACCACTCCACAGGGTCATAATTATGAACGACCAGCAAATCGAAAAAGAAATCGTTGAGAAAGGAAAAACCGCTCCGCGAGTTACGCCTCAATATATCGAAAGCATCATTCTTGAAGAGCATTTCTTTACTGCTTATGACGGCATTCGTGCTGCCAATATGGGCGTTGGCGATTCATGGACAGCGCATAAATCTACAGACCTCCTGACTTTCTGCGTACTGGTGCTGAAGAATGGCTTCACCGTCACCGGAGAGAGTGCCTGTGCAAGCCCGGAAAACTTTGATGCAGAAATTGGTCGGAAGATTGCCCGGCAGAATGCTGTAAACAAAATCTGGATGCTCGAAGGTTACTTGCTGAAGCAGAAGCTAAGCGAACAGTAGTTATTACAAAAGCCATTCCCTACAGAATGGCTTTGATAATGGCTTATACCCTACACGGGATAACTTAACTGATATCCCTTTTAACGGATAAACGGAGCCAACAATGGCAGAGATTATTCCCATGACTGAAGAACAGAAATTCCAGCTAGAGATTTACAAACTGGTCATGAACCAGAACGCAGCCGCAGAGGAAGCATTTCAGTTCATTGGCACTGACGAACTGAAGCTTGAGCTATTCAAAATTCACTTCCAGTCAGGCGGCGCTAATTCGGATATCACGATCCGCACATTCGAAGCAGTGCGTAAATCGAAGGAAGCGTTAGACCTGTTCACTACCGGAGCATAAACATGGCGCGCCCAACAAAGTATCAAGAGGCGTACGCCGAACAGGCACGCAAACTGTGCTTGCTGGGCTACACCGATGCAGAGCTTGCTGATTTCTTCGAAGTCAGTGAGTCAACTATTAACAAGTGGAAGCTTGATTATCCTGAGTTTTCGGAGTCCATAAAAAAGGGTAAGGCCGTCGCTGATGCAGAAGTTAGTGATCGTCTTTATCAACGCGCTATGGGCTTCGTGGCTCCAGACATCGATATTCGTGTTATTGAAAACAGAATTGTCGAAACTCCGCTTGAGAAGTATTACCCGCCTGATACAACGGCCGCCATCTTCTGGCTTAAGAACCGACAGAAGGATAAATGGCGCGATAAGCAAGAAGTTGAACACACCGGAGAGGTTAACCTGATTCAGCGCATTCAGGAGGCCAGAAAACGCGCGAGAGGTGAGTAATGTCGTCAGAATTCGAGGCAATGCTTGCCGATGATATGGGTCGATTCTTTTACGATCCGCTTGGCTTCGTTATGTATGCGTTTGATTGGGGAACTGGTGAGCTTGAGGGCTTTGACGGCCCCGATGAATGGCAGAAAGAGTTTCTGACAGATTGGGGAGACGCAATCAGGACTAATAACTTCGACGGTGTTAAACCTGTTGAAGCCTATCGTTGCGCTACCAGCTCTGGTCACGGTATCGGTAAAAGTGCTCTAACTGCCTGGGTCATTCTGTACATCCTCAGCACTCGTCCTTTCTGCAAGGGCGTCGTGACAGCCAATACCTCTGAACAGCTTCGCACCAAAACATGGGGCGAGCTGGGCAAGTGGAAGAAGCGGTGCATCACCGGTCACTGGTTTGAGTACAACAACGGCAAAGGCAACATGAACATCTACCATGTGGATCACATGGAATCATGGCGCTGTGACGGCCAGACGTGTCGGGAAGAGAACAGCGAGTCATTTGCTGGCCTGCATGCAGCTAACTCAAGCCCGTTCTACATCTTCGATGAAGCCTCAGCGGTTCCTGACAAAATTTGGGAAGTAGCAGAGGGCGGCCTTACTGACGGCGAGCCTTTCTGGTTTGCATTTGGGAACCCGACGCGTAACACCGGTCGATTCCGAGAGTGCTTCCGCAAGTTCAAACACCGATGGCGTCGACGTCAAATTGATAGCCGCCTGGCAAAGATGACCAACAAAGAGCTCATCGAAGAGTGGCGCAAGGATTACGGTGAAGACAGCGATTTCTTTAAAGTACGTGTTCGCGGTCTATTCCCATCGACATCAGAAGTCCAGTTCATACCTCAGGCATATGTGGATGAGGCCATGTCTCGCACGCTTGAACCCGGCTCTTACACATTCGCATCCAAAATAATCGGCGTTGACCCTGCTTACACAGGTAGTGATGAGGCATCAATTTACCTTCGCCAGGGTCTTCATGCGCGCCTGCTTGGCACCTACCCGAAAACAGATGACGACGTTAAGTTCGCGCAAATCGTCGCAGGATTTGAGGATGAGCATAAGGCAGATGCAGTGTTCATAGACTTCGGGTATGGCACCGGAATTCACTCAATAGGTAGGTCGTGGGGAAGGAAGTGGCAGCTGGTTAACTTTGGGGGTGAATCCAAAGACCCCGGCATGCTGAACAAGCGCGGTGAGATGTGGAACTCAATGAAGTCATGGCTCAAAGAAGGGGGAAGTATCGATGATCAGCAAACAGCTGACGAAATCGTTGCTCCTGAGTACAGGGTTAAGCTCGATGGGCGCATCGTCCTTGAGGCCAAAGATGACATGAAGCGCCGTGGGGTTCCTTCACCAAACCGCGCTGATGCGTTAGCCCTGACGTTTGCATTCCCGGTAGTCAAAAACAAACCAACTAAGCCATTACCGGCTCCAATTCGTCCAATTTCCAGAGGTAGATAATGGCCGACCAAGACGACAAATTGCGAACCATTCTCCTTCGGTTTGACAGGGATTGGGCAGCAAGCGATGAGGCCAGAACCGAGGCGACAAATGACCTGTATTTTAGCCGAGTGTCGCAATGGGATGACTGGCTATCAAACTACACTACCCTGCAATATCGCGGACAATTCGATGTTGTTCGCCCGGTGGTCAGGAAACTGGTCGCAGAGATGCGCCGGAACCCTATCGACGTTCTCTTCCGACCCAAAGACGGCGCTAATCCTGATGCTGCCGATGTGTTGATGGGAATGTATCGTACTGATATGCGCCATAACACGGCAAAGATTGCCGTTAACGTTGGCGTTCGTGAGCAGATAGAGTCCGGCGTTGGTGCATGGCGTCTGGTCACACAGTACGAAGACAACGACCCAACAAGCAACAATCAGGTAATCCGACGCCTGCCAATCCATGAAGCCTGCTCACACGTCATATGGGACGCCAACAGCAAGCAGATGGATAAGAGCGACGCTAAGCACTGCACGGTGATTAACGCTTTGTCACGCAATGGCTGGAAAGAGTTCGCAGAGGATTACGGTATTGATCCTGACACCTTGCCATCTTTCCAGAATCCGAACGATACATGGCTGTTTCCGTGGGTATCGAATGATGTCGTCTACGTCGCTGAGTATTACGAGGTCGAAGAGAAGAAAGAGAAAGTCTTCATCTACCGCGACCCGCTGACAGGTGAGCCGGTCAGCTATTACCAGCAGGATATCAAAGACGTCATCGACGACCTGGCTAATCGTGGATTCATTAAGGTAGCAGAGCGTAAGGTCAAGCGTCGGCGTGTGTATAAGTCGATCATCACCTGCACGCAGATACTGAAAGACCGCGAGAAGATAGCCGGAGAGCATATTCCAATCGTTCCAGTGTATGGCGAATGGTCATTCGCTGGTGACAAGGAGTGCTACGAAGGAGTGGTAAGGCTGACGAAAGACGGTCAACGCCTTCGTAACATGATCATGTCGTTCAACGCCGATATTGTTGCTCGTTCACCGAAGAAGAAACCGACCTTCTTCCCTGAGCAAATCGAAGGCTACGAATACATGTACGGTGGAAATGATGACTATCCGTACTATCTGCAGAACAGGACCGATGAAAACGGTAACGACCTGCCGATTGGTCCAATCTCCTACATGGAAAACCCTGAAGTGCCGCAAGCCAACGCTTACATGCTTGAGGCTGCCACCAACGCAGTGAAAGAGGTGGCTAGTCTTGGCGTGGATGCGCAGGCGGCAAATGGTCAGGTCGCTTTCGATACCGTCAACCAACTGAACATGCGGGCAGACCTTGAGACATACGTGTTTCAGGATAACCTGGCTACCGCAATGCGACGTGATGGCGAGATTTATGCCTCAATGGTCAACGATATTTATGACGTTCCTCGTCATGTAACGCTGACACTTGAAGATGGAAGCGAGAAAGACGTTCAACTCTATGCGCAAGTTGTCGATTACCAGTCCGGCAATGTGGTCACACTCAACGACATTCGTGGTCGATATGAGTGCTATACGGACGTTGGGCCATCCTTCCAGAGCATGAAGGAACAGAACCGCGCAGAGATTCAGGAGTTACTCACCAAGGTTCCGCAAGGTACTCCAGAGTTCCAGATGCTGATGCTGCAATACTTCACGCTGCTTGACGGTAAAGGCGTCGAGATGATGCGAGAGTACGCGAACAAGCAACTGGTGATGATGGGGCTGAAGAAACCAGAAACACCTGAAGAGATGGAGATGGTACAGCAGGCACAACAACAGCCGCAGCAGCCATCAGCAGAGCAAATTCAGGCGCAGGGTATCCTTCTGCAAGGTCAGGCTGAATTGCTCAAGGCAGAGAACCAACAGGCGCAGATTCAGGTTGAAGCCGCCAAGGTTGAAGCCCAAAACCAACTCAACGCCGCGAAGATTGCAGAAATATTCAACAATATGGACCTCGACAAGCAGGCAGAACTGCGTGAGTACCTCAAGCTCGTAGGTCAATTCCAGCAACAGCGCAGCAAAGATGCTCGTGCTAACGCTGAGCTGCTTCTTAAAGATGCAGACCAGACTCATTCACAACGCATGGATTTCGCGAATCTTATGCGTCAAGTTCAAATCCCCTCCGGCGGAGTAGCCGAGACACCTCAATAAGAGAGAGTTAATCATGGACCAAACCACCGACATTCAGGCTTCTGAAGAATTAACCCTGCCTGGCAATCATGCAGCGGCATCTGTTGATGGCTTAGTTGTCGATAATGCCAACGACAACGCAGGTCAGGAAGAAGGCTTCGAGATTGTCCTGAAAGACGATGAGAAACCAAAACAAGACCCGGCAACTAATGCTGAATTTGCCCGTCGCCGCATCGAACGCAAACGCCAGCGTGAGCTTGAGCAGCAGATGGAAGCGGTTAAGCGTGGAGAGTTGCCGGAGCACCTGCGGGTGAACCCTGAGTTACCAAAACAACCAGACCCTAACGATTATCTTTCCGAAGATGCACTGGCTAAGTACGACTATGACCAGAGCCGCGCACTGGCTGCCTTCCAGCAGGCAAACAGTGAATGGCAGATCAAGGCTATGGACGCACGAAGCCAGGCTGTCGCCGAGCAGGGTCGCAAAACTCAGGAGTTCACCCAGCAATCAGCGCAATACGTCGAGGCAGCCCGTAAGCACTACGACGCAGCGGAAAAGCTCAATATCCCTGACTATCAGGAGAAAGAGGATGCATTCATGCAACTGGTGCCGCCAGCAGTCGGTGCCGACATCATGCGCCTCTTCCCGGAGAAATCCGCCGCTCTCATGTATCACCTTGGTGCTAATCCTGAAAAAACACGCCAGTTGCTGGCGATGGACGGGCAATCCGCGCTTATTGAACTCACTCGACTGTCAGAACGTTTAACTCTCAAGCCTCGAGCCAAGCCTGTTTCAGAAGCCCCGTTACCTGATGAACCAATTCAGGGACATGCTGTTGCTGCAAATATCTCTGCGATTGAAAAGCAGATGGAAGCGGCAGCAAACAAAGGGGATGTAGAGACATACCGCAAGCTCAAGGCGCAACTGAATAAAGGAATTCGATAATGGCATTAAATGAAGGTCAACTGGTCACGTATGCTCTGGATGAAATCATCGAAACCGTCCAGAACCTGACGCCAATGGCGTCAAAAGTGACAAAATACACCCCTCCGGCAGAATCCATGCAACGTTCAAGCAACACCGTGTGGATGCCTGTTGAGCAGGAAGCGCCAACTCAGACTGGCTGGGATTTAACTGGCAACGCAACCGGGATTCTGGAGCTGTCCGTGAAATGCAACATGGGCGATCCGGATAACGATTTCTTCGAGCTTCGTGCAGATGACCTGCGTGATGAGCGTTCTTACCGTCGCCGAATCCAGGCATCCGCCAAAAAACTGGCGAATAACATTGAGTCAGCGATTGCCAAACAGGCAACTGAAATGGGCTCGCTTGTTGTTCACGATACCCGCGCAATTGGTCCATCTACTGGCCTGTCTGGCTGGGATTTTGTGTCTGATGCAGAGCGCCTGATGTTCTCCCGTGAGCTAAACCGCGATATGGGCATCAGTTACTTCCTGAACCCGGACGATTACCGCAAAGCAGGCCGCAACCTGGTAGATGGTGACATCTTTGGGCGCGTTCCTGAAGACGCGTATCGCAACGGTACTATTCAGCGTCAGATTGCTGGCTTTGATGAAATTCTTCGCTCACCGAAACTTCCGGCAGTTACCAAGTCAACCGCTACTGGTGTAACTGTTTCTGGTGCGCAGAAGTTTAAGCCGCAGGCATACACCCTTGATACCGATGGTAACAAAGAGAACGTCGATAACCGTGTTGCAACGGTGACCGTATCCTCCACCACCGGATTTAAGCGCGGCGACAAAATCAGCTTCACTGGTGTGAAATTCCTGTCTCAGATGGCGAAGAACGTGCTGACTGATGATGCGACTTTCTCAATCACTCGTGTGATCGATGGTACTCATATCGAAATCACGCCGAAGCCGATTGCGCTGGATGACGCGTCACTGACAAAAGAAGAGAAGGCTTACGCTAACGTAAACACCTCTCTTGCTGATTCCACTCCGGTAAACGTTCTGAACGTGGCAACAACCACCGCTAACGTGTTCTGGGCTGATGACTCAATCCGCCTGCTGTCTCAGCCGATTCCGGTAACCCATGAACTGTTTGCTGGCATGAAAACGTCTTCCTTCAGCATTCCTGGTATTGGTGTTAACGGCATCTTCGCAACGCAGGGTGATATCAATACTCTGTCTGGTAAGTGCCGTATTGCTGTGTGGTATTCAGCATGTGCTGTACGACCAGAGGCAATTGGTGTTGGTCTGCCTAACCAGACCGCGTGATAACCAGAGGGAGCTTCGGCTCCCTTTTTTATCTGGAGACAAGCATGACACACATGATCTTTCGTCATGGCGACATGAAGAAATGGAAAGGCGTTGGATACGACTTTGAAATCGTGAAAGCCGAAGAGCTACAGGAATATCTGGATGCTGGCTGGTTTTCACATCCTGATGACCTTTTGAAGGATGTTGCAGAGCCAGAGCCAGAGCCAGAGCCAGAAGAAAAACAGCGTAAAAAGCCTGGTCGAAAACCTAAGGCGGCAGCAGATGAACCTGACAACGAAGGGTGATTTAGTTCTTGCGGCATTACGTAAGCTCGGTGTGGCATCAAATGCCACGTTAACCGATGTCGAACCGCAGTCTATGGAAGACGGCGTCAACGACCTTGAAATGATGATGGCTGAATGGCTTGGCGGTGATGCGTCACCTGGTATCAACGTTGGCTACATTTTTGCTGATGCAGATGTTGCTCCGGATCCGGGCGATGAGCACGGCTTATCAAATAACGCTATAAATGCCGTCATTTTCAACCTTGCCTGCCGCATTGCTCCAGATTATGCGCTGGAAGCGTCTGCAAAACTTATAACCACTGCCAGATACGGGAAAGAGCGACTCGTCAAACTGTCTGCAATGGACAGAGCAAAAGCCGCAAAATGTAAGTCCGGTTATCCAAACCGTATGCCTGTTGGCAGTGGAAACCAGTTGGCGAAGTGGAACGGGTGGAATTACTTCCACCGAAAGGAACCTTGCGATAACGGGAGCAAATAATGCCGATTCAGCAACTTCCGCTTATGAAAGGTGTCGGAAAAGACTTCCGAAACGCCGACTATATCGACTATCTGCCAGTGAATATGCTGGCTACACCCAAAGAAATCCTGAACAGCAGCGGATATCTTCGCTCATTCCCGGGCATTGCCAAACGTTCTGATGTGAACGGCGTATCGCGCGGCGTCGAGTACAACATGGCGCAGAGTGCTGTTTATCGCGTGTGTGGTGGCAAGCTGTACAAAGGAGAAAGTGAAGTCGGTGATGTTGCCGGAAGTGGTCGCGTATCAATGGCGCATGGTCGGACATCTCAGGCTGTAGGCGTTAATGGTCAACTGGTCGAGTATCGCTATGATGGCACGGTTAAAACCGTCTCAAACTGGCCTACAGACAGTGGATTCACTCAGTATGAGTTAGGCTCAGTCCGCGACATTACGCGCTTACGTGGGCGTTATGCGTGGTCAAAAGACGGCACTGATTCATGGTTTATCACTGACCTTGAAGATGAATCGCATCCTGACCGTTACAGCGCACAATATCGTGCCGAGTCTCAGCCGGACGGCATCATCGGTATCGGAACATGGCGAGACTTCATCGTCTGCTTTGGTTCATCGACGATTGAATATTTTTCCCTGACTGGGGCAACCACCGTTGGTGCTGCTTTGTATGTCGCCCAGCCATCGTTAATGGTGCAGAAAGGCATTGCCGGAACTTACTGCAAAACGCCGTTTGCTGATTCCTATGCGTTTATCAGCAATCCGGCAACAGGTGCGCCGTCTGTATACATCATCGGCTCCGGTCAGGTATCACCAATCGCCAGCGCGAGCATTGAGAAAATTCTCCGCTCCTACACTGCTGATGAACTGGCTGATGGTGTAATGGAATCGCTGCGATTTGATGCGCATGAGTTGCTGATTATCCATCTTCCGCGCCATGTACTGGTGTACGACGCATCTTCAAGCGCCAATGGTCCGCAATGGTGTGTACTGAAAACAGGCCTGGATGACGATGTGTACCGCGCTATCGACTTCATTTACGAAGGCAATCAGATAACGTGCGGAGATAAGCTGGAATCCGTGACCGGGAAATTGCAGTTCGACATTAGCAGCCAGTACGACAAGCAACAGGAACACCTGCTGTTTACTCCGTTGTTCAAAGCGGATAACGCCAGGGTGTTTGACTTTGAGGTTGAATCGTCAACTGGCGTTGCGCAGTACGCCGACCGCCTTTTTCTCTCTGCAACCACTGACGGCATCAATTACGGACGTGAGCAGATGATTGAGCAGAATGAACCGTTCGTTTACGACAAACGCGTTTTGTGGAAGCGAGTCGGGCGCATCAGGAAAAATGTTGGCTTCAAATTGCGCGTTATCACGAAGTCACCTGTCACTCTGTCTGGCTGCCAGATAAGGATTGAGTAATGGCTGATTCGAATCTCAATGAGCCAGTAATCATCCAGGCTACGCGGCTCGATACATCAGTTCTTCCACGCAATATCTTCTCGCAGTCGTATCTGCTTTACGTTATCGCACAGGGCACTGATGTTGGTAACGTGGCTAACAAGGCCAACGAAGCAGGGAAGGGGGCTTATGATGCACAGGTGAAGAATGATGAGCAGGATGTCACCCTTGCAGACCATGAATCCAGAATTGAAGCTGCTGAAGCAACTCTCATCAATCATGAACATAGAATTGCAGCAGCGGAAAGCACTCTTGCAGATCATGAAACAAGGATTACGGCTGCCGAAACAGAGCTGGCTGATCACGAGACGCGAATTGCTGCCAATGAATCTGAGTTAGCAAACCATGATGCGCGAATAACTCAGAATACAACCGATATCGACGCACTTGATACCAGGCTCACAGCGGCAGAGGGAAGTATTCCGACACTACAAAACACAGTTGGTGATCACTCAACAAGAATATCTGCGCTTGAGTATGCCACCACGCGCAAGAAATCAGAGGTTGTTTACTCAGGAGTATCGGTAACCATCCCGACAGCGCCGACCAACCTTGTTAGCCTGCTGAAAACGCTCACGCCGTCATCCGGCACGTTGGCACCATTCTTCGACACCGTTAACAACAAGATGGTTGTGTTCAACGAGAACAAAACCTTGTTCTTCAAGCTGTCGATCGTCGGGACGTGGCCCAGCGGAACCGCAAACAGGTCAATGCAGCTAACCTTTTCCAGCTCTGTTCCTGACACACTGGTAAGCAGTCGCAACTCGGCGACAACAACCGATAACATCCTGTTAGCTACGTTCTTCAGCGTGGATAAAGACGGCTTTCTTGCCACAAATGGCAGTGCGTTAACCATCCAGTCAAATGGGGCGGCGTTTACTGCCACAACCATCAAGATAATCGCGGAGCAGTGATGATTCAGTTCAAACCAACGCGAAACATCGACCTGATCGAAGCAGTCGGAAATCACCCTGACATTATTGCCGGGAGCAACAACGGTGATGGATACGACTACAAGCCTGAATGCCGTTACTTTGAGGTTAACGTGCACGGTCAGTTTGGCGGCATTGTTTACTATCAGGAGATTCAGCCGCTGACATTCGATTGCCACGCCATGTACCTGCCAGAGGTTCGTGGCTTCAGCAAGGAAATCGGGCTGGCGTTCTGGCGATACATTCTGACTAACACCACTGTTCAGTGCGTCACATCGTTCGCTGCACGCAAATTCCGCCACGGTCAGATGTACTGCGCAATGATTGGCCTTAAGCGTGTAGGAACCATCAAGAAATACTTCAAAGGCGTTGATGACGTGACGTTTTACAGCGCCACACGCGAAGAACTAATCGACTTCCTGAATCACGGGAGATAGCCATGTTATATGCATTTAAGCTGGGCAGAAAACTGCGCGGCGAGGAACCTTATTGCCATGAAAAAGGCGGGAAAGGTGGCAGTTCTGATAAAAGCGCAAAGTATGCAGCAGAAGCTCAGAAGTATGCCGCAGACCTGCAAAATCAGCAGTTCAACACCATCATGAACAACCTGAAGCCGTTTACTCCTCTGGCTGATAAGTATGTCGGCAGCCTCGAGAACTTATCGTCTCTGGAAGGGCAAGGTCAGGCACTTAACCAGTATTACAACTCTCAGCAGTACAAAGATCTTGCTGGTCAGGCTCGCTATCAGAGTCTGGCGGCAGCGGAAGCAACAGGTGGATTGGGTTCCACTGCAACCGGTAATCAGTTAGCAACAATCGCACCAACGCTTGGTCAGCAATGGCTATCTGGTCAGATGAACAACTACCAGAATCTGGCAAATATTGGTCTTGGCGCACTGCAAGGTCAGGCAAACGCCGGGCAGACATATGCCAACAACATGAGTCAGATTTCGCAGCAAAGTGCGGCTCTTGCAGCGGCAAATGCCAACAGACCATCAGCAATGCAATCTGCTATTGGCGGAGGTGCGTCTGGTGCTATTGCTGGGGCTGGACTTGCGAAATTAATTGGTTCATCAACTCCGTGGGGTGCTGGTATCGGTGCTGGTATCGGTCTGCTTGGTTCACTGCTTTATTAAGGGGTAATCAATGGCTACGTGGCAACAGGGTATTAATTCTGGTGGTTTTCTGGCTGGCATCGGTACGCAAAATGAGAATGCGCCAAAGGCAAGCGACATTAACGCAACGCTTGGTCTGATCCGCGAAAACAATGAACTGGCTCGCTCAGGTGCAAATAACGTTGGCCTGACCGCGTTACGTGGTCTGGCTGGAGTTGCTGATATTTACAATCAGGAACAGCAACATAAAGCTATTAGTGCGTTCAATAAGGTTCACGCTGATGCATGGGCTTCTGGTGATCCATCGGGACTATTTAAGTTTGCCCAGGAAAATCCAGCGTTTGTTGCACAGGCACAACAGGCGTTTTCCGGTCTTAATGATCAGCAACGCAACGATATGGGCGATTTAGCCATGAGGGCTAACGTCGCTCTTTCTCAGGGACCGGAAGCCTACAGTAAATTCATTACTGACAACAAGGACAGGTTAAATCGCGTTGGTGCTAATGCTGACTGGATGATTCAGACAGGTATCCAGAATCCAGAGCAGCTATCACACATGCTGACTACTATGTCTCTCGGTGCGCTTGGACCAGAAAAGGCGTTTGCTGTTCAGGATAAGATGGCTGGTCGTGAAATTGACCGAGGCAGGCTGGCAGAGACAATCCGCAGCAATCAGGCTGGCGAGGCACTTCAGGCGAGAGGGCAAAACCTTTCCTATCAGTCAGCAATGACTGGGCACAATATCGCAGCACAACGCTTGGCTCTGGATCAGCAAGAGTTCGGGTTTAAGATGCAGCAAGCGCAGGAAAAGGCTCAGCAGTTGATTAGCGAAGCACCTAAGCTGTCAGTAAACATGGAAAAAGGCATCGAGACGGCTGTAAACAATGCTACAGCATCATCAAACTCAGCCAATTCTATGAGTGCGCTTGCTCAACAGTTCAGAGCAGAAAAACCAACGACAGGTTTGTTCGGTAACGCACAGAACATGTTCGCAAAACTTACCGGAAGCGATACAACATTGCGTGATTTGCGCATTCGCCAAAATGCCCTTGTTAACAGTCAGGTTCTTAAATTCCTACCTCCCGGCCCAGCAACGGATAAAGACGTTGAGATCGTTCGACAGGGTGCGCCAACTGACATGGATAACCCTGAGACGGTCGCAAGATGGCTTGATGCAATGGCAAACCTTGAGCGACGAAACGCGCAGTTTAATGAGTTTAAAGCCGAGTGGATGAGCGCGAATGGCAACCCTGGACAATCGCGTAATGGCGGTCAGATATTGGGGTTGGATGTTAAAAAAGGTGAATCATTGGGGAGTGCCGTTAAGCGTTATATGTCAATGAATACTGACGCAGCGCCAGCACAAGATTCGACACCTTCAGGAGAACCACGGAATCAGGTTGGATCATATACCTCAAAATCAGGCATTCAATTTACGGTGGAATGATGAAAGTAACTGCAAACGGTAAGACATTTACCTTTCCTGATGGTACGAGCACCGAAGATATTGGCACCGCCATTGATGAGTATTTTGCTGGTCAGGCTGTTCAGCAACAAACAGTTAATCAGGACAATAATGCACCAACACGGGAAGAACCATCATTGATGCAACAAGCTGGCGATTGGCTCACTGGTGGTCAAAGTGCAGGGCAAATTGCAGAACAGGCTGGTCGTGGTCTGGTAAACGTACCATTTGACGTATTGCAGGGTGGCGCAAGTCTGATTAATGCAATCAGTCAGGGGCTTGGTGGGCCAAAAGTTTTGGATGATGTTTATCGTCCAGTAGATAAACCGACAGACCCATACGCACAAGCCGGTGAAACAATTGGTGGGTATTTAGTTCCAGGAGTTGGAACGGCAGGAAGCATGGCTATTGGATCGCTGGCAGAGGCCGCAAATCAGAAAGGCGATTTCGCACAAAATGCAGCTAAAAATGCCGGAGTTAACCTTGCCGCTCAGGGTGTTCTTTCCGCAGCAGCAAAGGGAATAGGGCGTGGAATAACGGCTATAAAAGGTGATATTGCGCCAGAAGTGGCGAAGAAAATTGCCACATCAGAATCGATGGGCGTGACACCAATGACATCTGATGTTATCCCGCCGAAAAATGCTTTCACTCGCGGCCTTACTCAGGATGCCGAGGGGGCTTTGCTCGGGACGGGCTCAAAGCGAGCAGAGCAATATGCAACGCGTAGTAAGCTGGTAAGCAATTATTTTGACCGTTTTGGTGAGTACAACCCTGATGATGTGGTGAAATCTCTGACCACCACGTTAAGGGGGCGGAAGGATGCTGCTGGCGCTGTTATCAATGACGTCACCAATAAAATGGGTAATGCCGCAGTTGATACTACAAATACCATGAATGCTCTGAATACAGCGATCGCAAGACAGGAACGGCTTGGGACTTCAGCCAATCAAAGCCTGCTTACATCCTTGCGTAACCTGCGTGAAGAATTAGCAAACCCTGCAACTGATTTGGATGTTACGTTTGATCTCTTGCGTCAGCACAGAACAGCATTTAGATCTAATGTTCAGGGAGATGCTATGGTCTTCCCCAACCAGGCAAAAGCAGCTACCAATATGGTAGAGAATGCAATGTCAAAAGACCTTCGTAACGCAGTTGCAAAAAACCTCGGTGCGTCAGACGCAGCAAAATACCTTAAAGCAAATTCCGATTATGCAAACGTTTATAATAAGGTGCTTAATAAAAACATTGCTAACAAGCTCAACAAGGCAAGCAGTGAAGCCAGTCCTGAACTTATAAATACTGTTGTATTAAGCAGAAAACCATCTGACGTGAAACGAATCTGGAGCGCATTGGATGATAAAGGGAAAGATGCTATGCGTGCAGCTTACGTCAGCAAAATAGCGGAAAAGGCCGGTGACTCTCCAGCCAAGTTCATCACTGAAGTTAATAAGCTGAAATCTCAGTCAGGCGGTGAAATTTACAACACTATTTTTTCTGGAAAGCACATGAAAGAGCTTGATTCTCTTCATGAAGTTCTACAGCAAACAGCAAGGTCAGACACCGCAAATGTAGTAACTCAGACGGGGCAATCGCAAGCCAACCGGATAAGGACGATTGGCGCAACTGCGACTCTTGGCGTATCAATGGGGCTTGAGGCTGGCTTTGGTGCAATGATGCGTTTGTATGAGTCTAAAGCAGCAAGAAACATGCTTCTCCGCCTTGCAAACGTCAAGCCTGGAACTCCGGCATATGAGCGAGCGTTAAATCAGGCTGCTAACGCCGTTCGCCCTCTCCTAACTAACGAAGCTACTAGGCAGTAGAAATGAACGCCAAGGAAGGCTATTTAATTCTCTTTTCAATGGCTGCAATTATTGCTTTTCCTGATGTTTCAGGAGATTTTGTAGCCATATAAGACGAAAAAATCATGTCGGTCATTCTTTCATAACTTACTATTTCCCACTTAGCCAATGCATGGGACAGTTTGTAGTTGTCATCAGTTAGTGCCCTTATGGAATTTTTTAAGTGTTTATTCTCTTCTGTTAATCGCGCAATTTTTGTATCAATTTCATGTGAGCGATCTAATTCCTTAACCTGTTTCTTGAGGGCAGCTAACCCTGCATATAGTACGCAACAGGATATCCCAAGAGCGAGTACGACTATTTCTAACACACCAACCTCCTTAGTTTTGCGCAGGATACCATGAAAAAAGTTAACATTGGAAACGTACCAAAGATGCTCGTTCCGCTCTTTGAGAGCGGTACGATTGTGTTTTGCAGAGACTTTCCAGAATGGCAACGCCTGCATCAAAAACTTGGCGTGGACGTGCAGGACTCGGATGCCAACGGAGCGTCTCATACAATGAGCAGCGAGAATGGTGTTTTGCATGTGATAGGTGTGTTCAATGGCAAACTATCTACTATTGCCCATGAGTGCGCTCACATGGCATTCGATATCTGCTCAAGGGTAGGCGTTGATGTTGAACCAGGAAGAGCCAACGAGACTTACTGCTACTTAATGAGCAGGCTTGTTGAGTTCTGCGAGCGACATATCAAAAAGCCGGAGTGACCCGGCTTGATTATTACTTTTTGCTGTCTGGAGTTCGCTTATCTAATACCCAGCCATGACCTGGCTTTGTTGTTGGCGGAAGCCTTTCGTTGTCCTTGACGGTGGCAAAATTGTCTTTCTTACCTCCGCGCGGGCCAACTTCTTGGTATATTCCGCCGTTTTTTCCTGTGTTTTCACCTGGTTTTTTCGCCATGATATACCTCAACATACACCCATTATTGGGCGATTAAATATTGATCTCATTTTATAAGTAGTCAATATGGCCCAGGTAAATGCAAAAATTAACTCACCTTCAGGTGGGTTTTTTGTACAAATCCTTCAGCGTATCAAACACCATCTTCTTAACAAGTTCGGACTGCTCATCAGCGATGCGTTCCGCATCGTCTCGATAGCCTGAAATTTTGGATGGCTTTGATACAGCATCAGTCACTATCTGAACTAATTCTGAATTAAGAGAGCGGCCATTGGATTTGGCTCGCTGTTTTAGTTTTTCCTTTAATTCGTAAGGTAGCCGCAGATTAAATTGCGGGTCATCTCTTCCCATTCTTGATGCCTCGCTCTTGTGAGTGGATCGGCATCTTATTATCTGCTGGTTGCATCCTCAATAAGACCACGGTGGTCGTATTTTTTGGTTAATAATGCATCACTGCGGCCATTCCTTGTATCTGGAGCAAATTAAATGACAGACATTACAGCCAATGTTGTAGTGAGCATGCCTTCGCAACTCTTCACTATGGCCCGCTCTTTTAAAGCCGTAGCTAATGGCAAAATTTATATCGGTAAAATTGACACTGACCCAGTAAATCCTGAAAACCAGATTCAGGTTTATGTGGAGAATGAAGACGGTTCTCACGTTCCTGTTTCGCAACCAATAATCATTAACGCTGCTGGATATCCGGTATATAACGGACAGATTGCCAAATTCGTAACCGTGCAAGGCCATTCTATGGCTGTTTATGATGCGTATGGTACACAGCAGTTCTATTTTCCGAATGTGCTGAAGTATGACCCGGATCAGTTTAAATTACTTATTGGCGGTACAGATGGTAGTAAATATATCGGTTTCGGCGCTTCAACGGTTTACGATGCAATCAGGAAAACACCTCAATACTATGGAGCTAAAGCAGATGGATTGACATCAGATTCTGATGCCATTAATGCCGCAGCATTAGCTGCTTTTAATAATGGTGGCGGGGAAATATTTTACCCTCCAGGTGTTTATTTAATAGATTCTCCTATCATTCTTTATACAGGCGTTCATCATAAAGGCTCTGGAAAGAGAGCAACATTTCTGTATGTTAAAAAAGGTAGTAATACAGATGTATTTAAAACACATGGCTTTGGCGTTGTGGAAAATCTGTCTGATGCGCCATATGGATTTAGCATAAAAGATATGACCATTGATGGTAATTATCTTGACTTGCAAAGAGATACAAACTCATGGAGAACTTGCGACACTGTTAACAATGACTATGGAACTGCCATTAAAATATTCGGCAGCATGTACCACATTGACGTTGAGATTAATAATGTTGCAGAACATGCTCTCTATTCAGAGGGGTATGGATCATTTCATGATAATCAGGAACACGCCTCTGAAGTGAGGATAACGGGAAGAATTTCAGGGAGAGAGGGGGTTGTGTTCAGGGGGCCAGGTGATATTAACATGGATTATATTGTTTTTGGCCTGTGTGGACTTCCTCCTTACAGCGCAAGATTAACAGCAACAAGCCAACAAAGCCTTCTTTATCCCGGAGAACCATGTCATGGAATTGTTCTTGATAATCAGTCTCCTTATACAGGACATGTCGATATAAATTACATCCATGTATATGCTGCGTATTATGGCTATGGATTTAAGACGCTGGGTGTTAACCGATTCAATGCGAGGCATGTGTGTGTTGATAATAGTTTAGGTGGTTACTGGTTTACCAACGGGGCACATGGTGTTGTTGCCATCGCAGAAGCCAGGGCGTGCGGAAGAATGCCAGATAACTACACTGGCGATTCAATTTCTCCTCTCCGCGACATGCTTCTGGATAACGGTACAATCTGGACACTTAACATCAATATAAAAGCACAAAGATATTCACCTTCAATTGATGATGATGGGTATCAGATAGCTATATCAGGCAACAACAATGTAGTTACAATAAACCAAATTGGTCAGTTACAGAGTGACAATGCCCCTATTAAAGCCTCGCTTCTTTCTGTTACTGGTGACAATAACAATGTTACTTTTACATCCAAGAGGATAAAAGGAAATTTATGTTACTTATCCGGCGGTGGTAATAATATAAGAGGTTCGTGTGATAATTTGTTTTCGGGTTCTGCTCTTATTCGCGATGCAGTAAATTCAACAACAATTTGTTTTGCGAACAGCGTAGATATAACTGCGAAGGGGCTTTCTTCTGATTGCACTGGATTTAACAGCATTGGCACATGTGCATCAGAGAATATAAGATTAATCACTTCAGGCGCAAATGGTTATAATAGGTTTTTAGGTGATAGAATGGCAGCCCTTAACAGGACGTGTACGTGGACGATTATGGCAACAGTTGGAAACTCAATAAATGGGAAATCAACTGACGATTATATTGAGTGGAATATGCCAAACCCAACAGGTAGCGAATCTAACGAGGTTGATATTGAGCATAATTTTCTGTATGCCCCAACACCAAACCAGATTGCTGTGTTGGGGTTTAGACAACCTGCTGGTTCTGCAGAAGGTGCAACTTTAAGTCCAATAGAAATTATCGGAACTCCAAGTGAGTCTTCTTTCAGAATTAGATACCATTGGTCAGGCCCTTTATCTTCTGGCTCTGCTCCAATTGTAATGTTCAGGATTAGATAGAATTAATTGATATTTTAAAAAATTAAATTATTAGTTGATAAATTGTATGCGCAAGGCCTGTAACTTGAGTGCCAGGCCTTGCATGTTTTCATTGATTTTTAAGATGGTTCACTCCACCTTATCATCTAACCAGTCCGCCCACCACTGCATCATTTCTCTGCGCTTATCGAGATACTGAGCATGGTTGTAAATTCCGCGCACAGATCCGCCGTTGGCATGTGCCAGTTGCACTTCAATAGCGTCAGCAGGCCATTCGTGCTCGTTCATAATCGTGCTGAATTCATGCCTGAATCCGTGACCGCTTTCCAGACCCTCATAGCCGATTCGTTTGATCACAAGTAATACCGCGTTCTCGCAGATTGGCTTCTTCTTATCGTTACGCCCGGCAAAAACAAACTCTGATACTGGTTTGGTGATGGAGCTTAACGTAGTGAGAAGTTCAACCACCTGGTCCGACATCGGGACCACATGAATCTTGCGTCCCTTCATCACACTGGCGTCGATAGTGATAATCCTGTTTTCAAAATCGACGTTATTCCATAGCATAGAACGAAGCTCTTTCGTTCTTAGGGCTGTGTAGCGTAAAACTTTGGTCGCAATGAGCGATATGATGCTTCCTGAAAATGTTGCCAGTGCTTTGTTGAATGCAGGGATCTGGTCTGCTGGGAGAAACGGGAAGTTCTTCTTGCGGTATCCCTTCATGGCGTCAGCAAGGTCAGGTGCCGGGTTATATTTAGCCCTACCAGTGACAATAGCGTAACGGAAAACCTCGCCGCATCTTCTGCGTGCTTTGTTGGCTCGCTCCATTGCGCCGCGATCTTCAAATCTGCGGATTACTTCCAGCAGTTGCATCGGCTCAATATCCTGAATCTCAAGACCGCCGATGATGGGTAAAATGTCGTCATCAAACATTTTGGCAAGTTCAGTTGCATAGCCTACTGACCAGACTTGCTTCTTGTGCTCGTACCATTCCTTGTAAATCGCACTAAAGGAATTGTTGTTAGACGAAGCCTTTTTCGCCTTTACCGGATCGATGCCAACCGAGATGTCTTTCCTCGCAGTCCATGCCTTATCCCTTGCCTCCTGCAAAGTCATTAGCGGATATTTTCCTACGGTCAGGATTTTCTCCTTACCGTCAATCTTGTAGCGAAGCTGCCATACCTTTTTCCCGGATACAGGGACATAAAGGTACAGGCCATTACCATCGAGAAGGCGGTATGGTTTTTCTTTCGGCTTTGCTGCTTCAATCTGCTTAACAGTGAGCAT